ATAGCCGGCCCCTTAGCAATGCTCATAGGCCTGGTGATACTCATAACTTCGCCCGGAGCAAAGAATCAACTACAGTGCCAGGACTGCCACAACACTTGGAAATACCCATACCAACAAGAGGTGGAACCGGCTAATTAAAAACTGTCGAAGTCGGCCTGTTTCGCCTGTCTCACTTCAGTTTCTTCATCGTTTCCGGTATAAATCCGCACGAATTTAATCAGGTCCCGCACTCGAAACATATTCATTTCATCAAAGCTGAGTCCCATTTTCTTTCCTACAACCAACAATTCTAGATCCAGCCGGTCGGGTGGTTCTGCATCGGTATCTGTCGGTTCTCCGCTCCCGCTACTTTCTACCTCCACGAAAAAAGCCGTCAGTTGCTTCCTCCACTACAGCAGTCATTAGTCCCGGGTCCGTAAAATCAAAGCTATCCAGGGTTGACAGCCAGGTCTCGAAACTCGGGAATGTCTTGGGGTCGTCGGCTTTAGCCATCGCCCAGATAAGCTGTAAAAACTTCAAAGCGTCAAATTGGCTCGGGTCGTTGGCCATATTTTGCATTGACATCAAATCGCCCACCAAATCAACACTAAATTCCTGTTTATAAAAGAGTAGGGCCAGGGGAGTAGCCCTGACCCTTATAGTCTTGTCACCTATTTGTATCTCACGCATTTAATCACCTAGTCCTTTACGGTCAAGGTCACGCTTACAGCATTGCCCTGGGTGAACTCAATTAAGATGGTGTGGTCGCCATTGGTCAGAGTATCAATGTAGGCATTAGCCAGAGTGACATTAACGCCGGTAATACTAAGATGCGCGAACCCAACCGGCACGCCATCCATGTAGACACTCTTAACCGCATTGGTGGGGCTGGATGACGTTACGTTAACCAGCACATCGTCTGCCCCCGCCTTACTAAAGTCTGTCGGGTCAGCTGCTGTGTTGGTCACGGCATCCTCTAGATAGACTGCGCTGAAGAAGGTATTGTAACCGGTGTTGCCCTGCAGGACCTTTGCCCTCACGTTGCTGGTATCAACTGCCGGTCTGGCCTCGACTTCCAGCGTCTCAGACTTCGGTTCCTTGGTGTTGGATCTGGTAGTGCCCTCAATATTAGGCCGGTTTGCCAGCACATTATATAGGACGTGACGAGTCTTTTTGGCGTCCCCATCAAACTCGAACATAAGCGCGAACCGTTTCACGGTAGCGTTGGCGTTCTCAATGATCGCGCCGTGGCCATCAATGGTATCCCCCAGCACGGCAGTTCGGAAGCTATCAGGCACGAGTGCCATCTCCAGGCTGCCGTCATATCCATTGTTGACATTCTCCGCAAAGTAATCTTCCATGTCATCGGCTGCAAATTTTACTTTTTCCCCCACCGGCGACAGCGACAGATTAACAGCACCCGGAATATGCACCGGGGTGGCGTAGCTGGGCACATTGTTAGTCAAGGTAATTACGCTGTAATAGACATTTTTTAGTCCATATTTCACTTTGTTGGACATTTCTCAATCCTCCTCAAATTTCGTAAAGGACCTGGTACAGGCCCTCAGAATCAATGTAAGTCTCGGTTTTCTCCCAGTAGATATCGTTAGCATCAAAAAGGCCCTCGATTAGCGCTTCTGATGTCGGGTCCTTGGTTTTGGAATATAGTTCTACCTGGTAGTTTTTTATTGCCTCGTGTACCTTGTTATCAGCTCCGAAGTTACTGGAATGACTGAACAGGTACACAATATACGGCGGGCTGGGCGGCGATACGAAGTGATGATAGGCTACCGGCAGCTTGGTTGTTTTAAGTAGTGTAAATAGTGTCGCCTCATCCATTTTTTATCGCCTCCTCTACCTCTGACATGAACTCCCTTATAACCATCTCCTCAGCTGGCCGGATGTGGGGTTTACCTTCTACCCGGCCGCCGCCTTTCTTGGCGTGACCGTGTTCCAGTAGGTGGGTCAGCCGATAATGCGGAGCCTTAACATGGACAATCCGCTTATGTGGTTGGCCAATTTCGGGTTCGGTCTTTACGGCCCAGCTTTTTGCATACTTACCAGACTTTTTCGGTGATGTCTGTTTAAGTTGCTTGACTGCGGCCTTGCCGACCTTCTCACTGCTGACATTAACCTTCTCAACCACATCCTGGGAGTATTCAGCTAGGCCTTTTGCTATCTCTTTTGCCAGCTGGTCGATGTCGATATTAGTCATACTACCACCCCACAAACGCAGCGAGCAGGGCCGCTTGGTATGCTGCTCTATCTTCCGCTGTCATGGTTACGTTTTCGTCAGCCAGGATAGTCTCCACCAACGCCTTGAGGTCTTGGACTAACTTATGATCTACCAGCTTTGCACTGCCGGTCTCATCAGCTATGA